AATAATATGGTTGCCTTCTAATGCCGCAGACGGACTCGGTTCGTTTATATACCATCTGATATTATCCCCTGCATTCAGCAAGGGATTCTGATTGAAATTACCATTAAATTTAATTTCAACTAAATCACCTTTTTTAAATTCGCCTGTTCCAAGTACTACTGCGGTAGCAGGTGTTGCTCCCATTTCATATGTTATTTTTCCACTGTTTGTGTATATTTTTCTAGGCGCACAGGTTGAATGACTTGGCCTTGCTACATATAATGGCTGTTCCGGCATTTTTGTTGTGTAAATATTCCATTCATCAAACGACACACCATCATATTTAGTTTCACTTTGATTTATATAACAATATCTCAGAAGTTCCGTAATAGAGCCGCATTCGAGAACGTCAACTGTTCCTCCTTCATGCTTTACGTTTACTACCACGGCACAATGATTTATTCCTAAATAATCATTTCGTGAAGCACTTGTATCTCTTAAATCTCCATAGAATAAGATATCTCCTACCATCACATTGGACATAAACTGTGAAGTAAGCTTATAAAGTCTACCTGCACCAGCGTATATCATTGCCAGTTCACGAGTTATCAAGGCATCTTTAGGTGTTGGTGCTACCTGTGATTTAAAAGATTTAGGCATTTGACAAGCATAATCTGTACAAGTATTATCTCTTCCCACAAATTTTGAGCCATCATAAATCATTCCTAGTAATCCTGCAAAGACGTAATCGGAGCACACCATCTGTTCTGCCAGAACCCCAAGTCCTGTATTGAATACACCATTATAGTGACCGTAAGTAATTCCCTTATTTAAAAAGGTTCCCATGCACGCCAAAGTAGATAAAGCATTTCCTGAATTTGCGTGAGATAATTCACTTGCCTCTGGAATAAGGTATCCATTTGCACTTTGAATACCAAATTTAGTATATTCTGCTTCTTCTGTACTCATTTTGTTAGACATATGAACACGGGCATTATTGAAGTAATAATTTGTTAGACTTCCAACGTTTGCATACCCTTTATCAGATTTTGCAATATCTGCCGTTTTAGCTAGACTGGCGGAAGTTTCATTGTTGCTTAAATTGGTGTTTATTGTATTAATTTCACCGGTAAGATTAGTGTTTACTTCTTCAACTCTTTGAGCTACAGCCTGCGTTTCTTTTCTGTATTCTTCTACCTGAGCGTTATAATTTCCGGTCAATGCCCAAAACGCTGTATTAGTAGGCGGAATCCCAATCGGAACTGAGCAAATACTGGTATAGCTTGAACCCTGATACAACACTACTGACAGCGGTTCATATGAAATAGTTGCGTCCCACTCACCTGTTATTAACGGGACATATCTTGCTCCAATATACTGATTTAAAGCCATAATAAAACCTCCTTTAATATCTAAGGACTAAATGTCCCCAGTTCTTGTCTGCACAATCCATTATAGTATCAAATTCAATGTCACTCCAACTCTCCGGTATCCACGCAACAAAGTACGCATTATCTTTGCCACCTAAACCGAAAAATACTTGTTTAACTATTTTAGCAACTATTTCTTGTAAATTTCTATCAATCCACTTACCCAAAGCTTCGATGTATATATCCATATACTCGCCGTTTGCGATTTTTACAAGTTCACCGTTTAAATAGTTTACCATGTTCTGTAATTCTTTAATTGCTTCTGAATGATTGTTTATGATTTCAGAATTAGTGTTAATATCCTCAATCATTTCATTCACCTTATTTACCAGTTTGCATAATGTCTCATAATCTGTTATTTCTGCTGATAAAGTAATGGGAAGTAATCTTATGCATGGTATTCTTAAACAATCAATCATGTTACCACCTCCTAATAAATCATGAAAAAGAGTTCGTTTAATTCATTAAGAATCATAAGATCAATATTCAAAAAAGAATTACGTAACTCGGTTAATAGTTCAGGATAACTCTTACTACCATCTTTGCCCTTTATTGACTCCAGATAATTTTCAGTGGAATCTAAGTTCTTGCTGTTAGTAATATTCTGTAATTGTGTTGTACTTCCGTCTGTAATGCTTGTTTCCTGAGTCTGTGTGTTTGCAATGATTGAACCATCATCTGCCCTTGTGTTTTGTACTGTAGAATCATTCACATCTGCACTGGTCATGTAAGTTCCTGCCTCAAGATTCGCGATTGTGCCTTGTGGAGTATCACTATGCCTGTTTTTCTGATTCGTATTTCCTGTGTCAGTTACGGTGTTCGTAGTATCAGTAGTAGAATCCACTTTTCCATTTTCCGTAACTGTTTGCTTATTTACTCCCGTAGTATCTGTTTTACCTGTTCCAGTTTCACTATCTTTTCGATTCCTTCCATAATCTCTTGTGTAGTTTACCGTTGTAAAAGGGTCAAACGCCAATAGTTCAGATTTATAAAGCTGATTCATATAAGGCATGATCTCATTGAGTTTAATATCTAGGAGCAGTTTCCATCTTGATACAGGAGTGTCACATATTTCCCTTGTATAATATGTTTTAAGAATCTTGTTTTCAAGAGGTATACGGTAAGCTTCATCGAATATAGGGAAATCAAAATCAAAGATAAGAGGCCTTGCCTGATTAATTACGTCTTTGATCTGAGGATATGTTTCCCTCTCTGTTAAACCTATCAGACCCTCCATTACTGTCCTTAGTTCCATCGTATATTGTGCCACCGTCTTCCACCTCCATTTTCCGATATCGCACATCGATTTTGCCATTTGGCAATTCACTACCGAATAGATCGTTTATCATTTGGCACGCCTGCTTCCTTGCATCTAAGAAAGTCATTCTCTGCATGATGATCTGTTCTAAGTTGCTGTCAACCTCATTTGTGATAAGCCTTTCTTTCTTATCTGTGTTTGCGTTATTACCTCCTAAGAATGTAATAGCTTCATTCCATACGCGTGTCTTCTCCATTTCCAGATTGATGTAGCTTTCTGGAGCATCTGTTCTGAATACTTCTAGCATTTGTGAATTCATGTCCTTATCGCCGAATATCACAGGTTCATTACCTTCATAGCTTTTGTATATACTCTTTAAGCTTCTCTGCTGTGCCTGTGAACCCTTAATGAGAATAGGCGTTTTCTGCGCGTTAATGTTTACATCAATAGCCCTCTGTATTCTAGTAAGCCTTTCAGCATAAAGCTGAACTGTTAAAGCCGTAGGCTGTCTCAAGAAATTGTTCCACACAATTACACTATCCTGATCGTTACATGACTGCTGTAACTGTGTTATAGAATATGCTCTTCTGTTAATAGGAATACGATAAATGTTCAATGGCCCCGTTAAAGCGCACTGCAAAGTTAAGAACGCATCATTTAAATGATACTTAAAGAATAAGCAGTATCCAAACTCAAACAATATCAGTTCAAGGAACCGTGGGTCACATGTCGGAGGAAGATTGACCCACTCATACGAGTTGATAGCAATTTCTTTCAGCCTCATGTAATAGTCAAAGAAAGTTGCATCGTTGAACCATTCACTTGTTGTACGACCTAAGTTTAAGCCACAATAACCGTCATTCATTTTCATGCCATCACCTCCTTATGTGTAGTCAACTCTTCCAAAATATTTTGCATAATAATTTCCGCCCTGTCCAATCGTTGTCGTCTTTTCGAATACGCCGTCTGCACCACCTGATGGGTTACTAGTGTTTCCGCTGATATAGGTAATCTGGTTTCCGTTCACTGCTGATACCACGCCACAATGATGAAGAGTGGTTGTAGATTGAGAAGTGATAAAGAATACTACATCACCTGCTTTTGGTAACTGCCCTCCAACTTCTGCTAGCCATGTTCTACCAAGCCTATTCATAGCATCATATAATGCCTGAACTGCCGCGTTCTTAGGAACTTGAGCACCTTTACCAATCATAGCGGCACAATAGGTTAAGAATGTACAGCACCACGCGTCTTTTACATAACTTCCATAATACCAAACCTGCCATAATCTTACTGTGAGATCCCATTCAACCGCACCTATAAACTGTCTTGCATATTCGTCAAGCCTTGTTTCAGTAGGTTCCTGATAGTTAGCCGTTATGGTTACATCGTTTGCCGGCATATGGAAAGTAGTTTGTACTGCATTTGGGTCGTCAAAAGTTCCGCCAGCGCTTGTTGTCCAGTTAATAAAATTGATAGCTGTCTGAGCATTAATCGCTATAGCTGTACCCTCGTTGTAATATCCTGACCCATATCCATTTACTACTGATAAATGATACTTTGGTTCTGGAGTCGGACTGGAACCGGAATTGTTTCTTGTGTAGTCTCCTACCCAGTCACCATGCCAGAGGGTTACTCCTCTGTTAAACATATTCTTAATGTTGACAAGGTGTTCCGTGTTACAATTACCTGTTACTTGCGCATTAACAGTTTTAACATAATTCCACGATGGTCTTCCCGAAGTGTTTGGTACTTTCAGTTTGTTTACCTTATACCCAAATGCATCGAAGTATCCATCGATAGATTTTGCGTAATCACTGGTAATCGTCATTTCTTTAGCTATGAAACCATACTCATTATATGCGAGTAGGAAGTTTTCACCCGCCGTGTTACCTCTTGCTTGTGCTGGTGTAAAACTATGTTCAATTCCTCCAAGCATATTGTTTAACGCGATACTTCCAGCACTGGTAGCTAAACCTGCTAAAGCAGTAGATGGGCTACCAAGTGCCATTTGAGTTGCGGCTTTTACAGTAGCGCCTGACAACGCCATGGCATTTGTTACCTGCTGTTGTGCTACCCAATTAGCATAAGTGTTTCCTACCCACGTGCATATCGGATAGTTTCCTATGCTGATTCCTTCGTCAAGGTTTGCGCCAAGTCCCTTGTAACTTTGTGGCCAACACCATATTCTACCATTCGGTGAAATACTTCCCATGGTTCTAAGTTCGCCTGCCGCAACAGCCCAAAACTCATATCTTAAAACACAGTCTGACCCACTCTGGTTACTCAGTGAAACGTACCGGAAAGGATAGGTTAAAAGCTTTTTATTACGTGGAACGTACCCGTCAAGTCTCTGTGAGTTAGGAATGTTCCATGCACTAGATGAGTTTGGGTTTCTCTCTAATTCTTCCCCGTCTTCCTGATTTGGGCTTACTACTTCTACTGGTAGCATGAATACTGTAACGATATTGTCAAGCATTCCTTCTGTTGAAAGTCTGTCAAGCATGGCATTAAATGAACTTGCTGATGAGTAACAGTAGTATCTCACTCCAGAGAATGTACCACCATAAAAACGACCTCCAACTACGCCTTTTCCAACTTGCAAGTCAACCGTTGCTCCTGCCACAATCCACCATGTGTCAAAGTATCTTTCTGTTACAGCATTAACAACAAAGTCTCCGAGTGCTAAACCTTCATCAATTAAGTTTGCTCCGGGTGTATCATCGTTGACGTGTTCGCGTTCTACCATACATGGGTGAATCTGCACGTCAAATAAAAAAGTTTGCCACGAGTCTATCTCAAAATATACACGAGTTAAACCTTCTGAAAAATACTCAACTCTGGTTATGAAAGCGTAAAACCAGTTAGCGTTAAAAGCGTTATTCTGATACATTAAATAGTTGCACTCATATATCTCATCATATTCAGCAGGGTAATCGACGTATTTCTGTTCCCTCTGGTACGTTAAATCTGCCGCTGTGTGGGCTGTCTTTGAAACGAAATACGCCGTTTGTTCTGTTCTAGTGGGAAAGAATGCCCTGCTGAACTGATTGGTATATGAGTTATCCAACGGCACATTTTTAAGCAAACGTACCGTTGTCATAGGTTCATAACTCATATTAACTCCTATCTGTTTGTGGTTAATTAGGTGAGAGTTACAGTAGCTTTACCAGTCTTTGTTGGGTCAGTTTTACTAGCGGCTGTAACCGTTAAAGTATCAACTGTGATTCCGGCTTTTACTGTGAGAAGCCCGTTTGCATCAATCGATGCATTTGCATCTTCGGTAACTGTCCATGTAACCTCTGGAGAGATAAGGCCTGTTCCGGTTACATCTGCTTTAAACTGAATCGTTCCACCTGCCGTTTTTGTAATAGAAGCGGCTCCGGGGGTTACGGTTACGGCTGTTACAGCCGGAGCCTGTGTCGTGAAAGCGATTGCATTCTTAAATGGAGAATAAGAAAGCGTCTGCCAATGATGAAGGAAATAGTTCCAGTAGAGCCTTGCCCCATTGTAAACTTCTGTCATGGCAAGGTAATTGTCAAATACCATGAACCATTCACGGTCTACCGTAAGAGCAACAACACCCTCTTTCTCAAGGCCACCAAAATCATCTACGATAACGCGACGACCTATAAAATCAGCCTTATCCATGTTGAAAGCAGATGCAAGAACTTCTACGTCTACGGTTGCCGCAAGACTGGTGAGCATGAAAATATACTGCTCTCCGATTGGTGTGTGAGTAGTTACTCCCATGTAGTTGTACTTGTCAGACATAAAAGTTAAGTCAAGAGCCGCTTTACGGATAGCCGTCATTGCCTGCTTTCCAGTAGCTTCATCTGTCGGGTCAGGAATAGCAACCGGATAGATTGCACCTCTGTTTCCTGCCTCTAAGAAAATGTTCTTCATGAGCAGGAATTCTGCGTACTCATCAGAAGTGTACACAGCCTCAATAATCTTACCGACTAAATCTTCCACACCCTGATAAGAAATGAAAGCTGTTCTTAAATCATCGTTGCTGATCGTGATCGGGAACTTATCCTGTCTATTCCTTGAGTGGAATACAGCACGGACATCAGGTATTCTCTGTTTGAACAAGTCCTCCTGATTTGTCATTCCCAGATCGTCTTCTCTGTAATAAGGCTCTGCCTTAATAATGTTTACAAAAATTTCTTCGATCGTCTCACCGAGTGTAATCTCTCCACGCTTAAACGGCTTAAGCGGGTTATTGTAAGTACGGCTTGTGATAAGAACAAGACCGATCCTATTTACCAGAGCGCTTAAAAATTCATTCGCCGCCGCCTGATATTTTAAGATAGGATTGCCCACCTCTTTGATATTATCCCGTGTTGCCTGCGGAATCCATTCCTTATACTGGTTAGAAGCCTCCGCACGAATTACGTTTAATAAATCCATTCCTCTAGGCGTTGCGCTATATTTTGCGGCCGCATATGTTGGTTTAACTGGCATTGTTTAGCCCTCCCTTTCGTCCCAGAGATCGTCAAAACTTTTCTCTGCATCATTGTCCTGCCGGATATCTCTATCCTGTCTGTCGTCTGCTTCTCTTAAATCGTCTCTAGCAGAATCACGCATCATGTATCTGCGGTTGTCTGCTTTCAACCGATCCATTTCCGCCATGAGTGAATCATAATCTGCATCATAGCGGTCGAGTTCTCTCTCATAATAATCATACCGTCTCCGTAATCTGTCTAAACGATCATTTACATCGTCGTCGGGATTGGCGTTCCTGATCTGCATGAGAGTGTCCTCTAAGTCAAAGTCAGACCAATCTTCCTCATCGTAGTAATAACCACGCTCTTCTCTCCGGTCTTCCTTTGCATCTTTTTCGAGTTCACGAGGGCTTCTTTCATCGTCACGTCGTGAGTCTTCGCTTCTCTCCTCGTTCTCTTTCTCTGGGCGGTCTTTCCTTCTGTCGTCACGTTTCTCGTAACGATCTTCCTCGCCCTCTTTCTTTCGGTAGTCTTCCCTTTCGTCAAAGTCACGCCTTGCTCTGGAAGACCACTTTCTGCTTCTAGCGGCCATTGCTTAACCTCCTTTATTTTAAATTATTTAATCCGGCCTTTCGAATGATTGTAGGATAATCACGATCGGTCTGGTTTAAATCTACGTATCCGGTAACACCTGACATGGTTCCTTTGTCAGTAATCTGTACCATGTGAGCGTTGTTAAAATACACTGGCCTGTCATAGTCAGCAAGCCACATATCAAAACGGTCTCTGAGTTCCTGTGTTGTCTTTCTCAACATGTAATCTTTATTCACGTAAAATGCGGCGTAATATCCCAGCTTTTCTACTTCCTCACAGAAAGCGGTAACATACTTGCAATATGTTTCACGTGAAATATTTACGTTATGATCTTCGGCGTAGTCTTCCGAATCATACTCAAAATCAAAATAAATTGGAAGTTCTAACAGATGTTTGTTTGCAAAAGCTACGGCTTTACGTGCTTCGTTGCGGCACATTTCTTCACTGTATGCATAACTGAACCAATAGATTCCAATCGGAATTCCGAGTGAATTACATTTCACACAGTTCATGTGTGCATACGGGTCAATGTTACCACTTCCATAACCTGCACGAATGATTGCAAATTCGACCCCGTCTGCTTTCGCCGCCTCCCAGTCAATCTTTTTGTTCCATTTTGAAACGTCAATTCCTGTTTTCATGCTTTACCCCTTTTCAAGTTTGTCTAAAAGCTTCTGCATCACTAAAGTGTTATTGTTCAGTGATTCCGAAAGCTTATCAGTTTCCGCTTTATGCTGTTCTGACTGTTTCCAGTTCTGCCAAAACAGCGCGGCACAGGCTACAATGGGAAATCCAAGTGAACCTATTGCAGATACAATTGCATTAATATCCATAACTTGCTACCCTCCCTTCGAACATATATTCTATTTCTTCTTATATTATACCACAAAGGCTTGAAAAAATCAACAAAATATGGTATAATAAATTAGGAGGATTGCGCAATATGAAAGAGCAAATGTACTACGATGGCACTAGACTTTTGTCTACAATGGACATAAATGGTAGAAAACCTGAGATATTTTTGTGCACAAGTAACAGAACAGGCGGAAAGACTACCTATTTTAACCGTCTTGCTGTGAACAGATTTAAGGACGGTAAGGGAAAATTCCTCTTGACATATCGGTTTAATTATGAATTAGATGATTGTGACGAGAAGTTCTTCACGGACATTGCGAGGCTGTTCTTCCCAAAGGATATTCTTAAAAGTAAGAGGAGAGCGGCAGGTATCTTCCACGAACTGTTTTTGAATGATGAATCATGTGGTTATGCAATCGCTCTTAATGCGGCAGACCAGATAAAGAAATATTCTCATCTTATGACCGATTCAAACAGACAGTTATTTGATGAGTTCCAGAGCGAAACTAATCATTATTGTGCAGATGAAATTAAGAAATTTATTTCTGTGCATACTTCACTTGCCCGAGGTAACGGAGAGCAGTACAGGTATTTACCTGTGTATATGATTGGTAACCCCGTATCTATTATAAATCCGTATTATGTGGAAATGGGAATCAGTAATCGACTGGCTACAGATACAAAGATTCTTAGAGGTGATGGTTGGGTTCTGGAACAAGGTTTTGTCAGAGCCGCATCGGAAGCTCAGAAGAATGCAGGATTTAACAGGGCATTTGCGTCAAATGAGTACGTAGCGTATTCATCTGAATGCGTTTACTTGAATGACTCTATGGCATTTATTGATAAGCCGGTGGGCAAGAGCGTTTACATCGGTACTTTGAAATATCAGAATGCTTGTTATGGCGTGAGAGAATATCCTGAATTAGGGATTGTGTATTGTGACAATCGTCCTGACATGAGTCATAGGGTAAAGATAACTGTAACGACAGACGATCATGAAGTCAATTATGTTATGCTTCACCGAAACGACATGATCTTACAGACATGGCGGTGGTTCTTTGAGAAGGGCTGTTTTAGATTTAAAGATTTGAAATGCAAGGAGGCTATTCTTAAAGCCTTGTCATATTAATGTTTCACGTGAAACATCTAATCGGTATCTTCCTACGTGTCCTACTTTGTAAACCGCGGAACGCACAGTGTCAAAACTGCCGTGAGTTTATATTCAATATTGCGTATTGGCTCTGGAGGCGCGGAGGTTATAGATATAAAGAGAGGGAGAGTGATCTCCCTCTTTTAAATTTCAATCGCTATGCCGTTGCTTAAAGGGAATATTTCTTTCACGTAACATTCACCATATGCTTTTACTGAATTCCATGTATCAGTTAAAGAATTAAACTCAATCATTTCTCCATCTGATATGATTATGATATCTAAATACTTTGGTATTACTTTTAACAATGTGTCAATTTTCAATGTGGCACCCTAAAAATACAACATTATCAGAATATCCAATATCGTCTATGTCCAGTTCCGCATTCCAATTATCCCAAGGATATTTATATCCTCTCTGTTCTAATTCTTTCTCTGGAACCAAAATATGGATTGTTGTTTCTACTTTCATATCGGGATTTCTCATAAGTATATCTGCCAATTCTTTCGCTAACATTCCAACCTCTCCTCTCAATAAAAACTAACTTTCATAATAAATCACCTCTTATATAGATTTCATGCTCGCATCTTTTTACGGTAATTTCTCCGTCGGGTTCAATCATATCATGGGCTGACACGGCAAATACCTCATAATCGCCGTGTCCGTTGTTTTGTAGTGTTTTTAATACTGTTACCAATTCATTTACTGTCATATTCTCTCCTTTTAGTAACTGTTATGTTAGCTTCTAAACCGTATTCCCGTAATATTTTATTAAACTCTATTGCTTTTTGCCTGCATAAACTTTAAATAGTAGTCTTGTGATAAAGGTTCTAATTCTTCATATTTTAATCTTTCCATAGCTACCTCATTTCATAATCTGTCTCTGTCAGTAATATGCCTCCTCTGATTCTCTTCGGCATAAGTTTTCCGGGAATCTTTAAACCCTCAGTAAAATCTTCGAGTTCCCTGTGAACTGAAATAAACTTTATTTCGTCTTCTGATAACTTTCTTTCCTCTGATTCTATTCCCATTGAACGCACAAATAAATCTTTACACTTCTGAGGCATTCCGGCGCATTTAATATCGTAGTATGGCTTTTCAACTGCTTCGCCGTCTTCATGCGTAACATGTTCAATATAAGTTTTCTGTCTCGTAAAGTAAGCGACGTCCCAAAAGCTTTCCAGTTTCCAACAACAAAAGGCGCTCTCATGTACATTAATCCCTTTGACCTCTTCACGTGATAAATCGCAATGAATAGAGTCGGTATCTGCATAGATAAAACCTCTCTCGTTGACTCCGTAGTAGTTCGCCTGTGCCGCTCTGATTGTGAAGTTTCTTGCGTAACTGGTAATAGCGGAACCAATAGGAATGTATCCGGCTTTCTTGTTATGCTCTGGCACCAATCTAAACCCGAGTGAACCATCATCTTTTTCGAACGCAACTTTAAATGAAGAATCTTTACTTGAAGCCATCTTACCGTATAGGTTGTTAAGGAATAGTTTTGCAAGAGTTCTTCTACCTCCTTTGCTCTTTATCTTCATGTCTTTGTATTTATCTATATAGCCATCAAATAATCCGATTTGTGCATAAAACCAACACCCATCTAATATTTCAAAATCTACTAAATCATATTGGTCTTTAAGTAGTTTAAAATCAGTCATAGTCAATACCATTTCATTGACAGCCTCTTTTACCGTTCCGTCAACATCAATATACTGCTTGTGATATGTACCTGTCTTATCATCTAATATGTCACTTGTTTCTAAACATTCTGTACCCCTATACCTGAACGTTGTTTTAATCTGAACGAATGGTAATTTGTTAGGCTTGATGTAGAACCTTGTTCTCACTCTTACAAAGTAATATTTGTTGTCACCTATGGCTTTATCTGGAATGAAATCGCCTTTCCAGAAATAAGGTTTACCAATCGGATAAATATTTCCTGATTCTGAATGCATCATGGAAGGATAAAGGGAATTTACATCTGCGGTAAGACCATTATGATATTTCTTGTTCTCTTTGCCTTTTACTACGTAACACCAACCGCCACGATAAGACTTGCGTATATAATCTCCTGCTGATTCATAGCCATACTGTGACTTGTCAAGTTTAAAATCATAGAGGTCAGGAAAGATGGAATCATATTCTTCTTTATCATAATACTTCTTGTATTCCTTTAGACAACAAGAACCTATAGTTAAATCAGTGTGACCTTCTTCAAACATAATTTCTAAAGCTTCTTTGACTACAAGCACATCATTCGCTATGTATTTTCTTTCTTCCTCTGTAATTTCACAGCCTGCATATCTAAACCCTTCATACTCCATGTCTAACTTTTTATGCTTTGTTGCGAAACTCTGCCCAATCTGTTTTACTGAAAATGGTAAAAGCTTAAGTGAATCTCTCAGTTCAATTACATGCCCGTTTACCTTTAATGTAATTGTGTACCACATTCCCTTATCTGAAATGCTATATTTAAATGACTTGTTAGGCATATCTTTTTCGCGTAACCACTCTACCGCATCTGGTTTATCCTTTGAAAGTTGATGATATGCCTGTTTCCATTGCAGAACTGTAATTAAATAAGAGAGCCAAAAGGAACCATCGAATTTAAGGTTATGGTAATATGCACATACGTTACAATCCAGACTGATGAAGTATTCTAACTGTTCTCCGATTGAATGAAATATCTTGACGTCTTCCGTCATAAGTTCTACGCAAGCCGCCGCCCATACTTCCGTATTCACCTGACCTTTGTATACAGTGGTTTCGAAATCTGCACTGAAATATCTGAATTTTCTTTGCTTCATTTCTTACCACCTCTTTACATTTTATTCCGGCCATTCTGAATTATCCTCCCATTCCTCCATGCTGTCTGTTACTTCTTGCCTCTCTGCTGAATCAAGAGGTAAGTAACTCAACATATCTGCCATGTAAGTATAAATCATCTGGGAGTATGCAACTTTGTTGTCAATAATGAGTCCTGCCGCTCTACCATCTTCTAACATCGTGGCAACAGCTTCTTTTCCTCTTACGTTAATCAAATTATCTAACCATGGGGTAAGGACTGGTTCAGCAGAGCCGGGAAAACGTGATATCATTTCTCTGAATCTGCCTATAATGATGTCTGCCATGACTGGAAGTGGTTCTTGCTTTACTGCTTGTATTTCTGTTTTTCGTCTCCGTGTCTCTGCCGCTTTTTGTGCAGAAGCACGCCGTTCAATGGCTCTGGCTTCTTTACCAGAATAAATTTCTCCTGTCTCAGGATTGTATGCTCTCGCTTTTTCGTAAAGCTTCTCAGGTGTGATAGACTTTAATCTGTTAAGTTCTTTACGGGTAGGCTTCTTTGACTTAGGTGGCAGAACTGGTTCTACATCGAATAAGAATCCGCGTGATTCTGCACGACGCATGGCACGCTGTATTCGTGCGTATTCTTTGTTGTATTCTTGTTGAAGTTTTGTTGCTTTACGCTTTGCCATGAATACCCCTTTCAATGTTTCACGTACCCGATAAAGCGGGGCATGCAATGAAACATTTAATAAAAATCCCTCCCCCAGTAATTGAGGGAGGGGAATAAGTTATTCCGTTCTATGTGGATTGTTCAGTTACTCAACTGAACATGTAAGGAATGGCTGTGAAAAATTCTTACTCGGAAGCTTGTAAGCTTTTATCTGGAATTCCTCGTCGCAATCTTCCATTTCATTCATAATATCCAAGAATGATGTCATGAATGCCTGACTTCCTGTAATGTACTTTGTTCCGTTCTTGTCTTTGATTACCAGTTTATCGTAATCCTTTGTGTCAGACTTTTCGTTGTGAATCTGTAACACTACATAGAAATCGACATCAATCAAAACTGGTTCATTACAAACCGTGTCTAACTGTACGCAATCTCCTGTGTCTTTAAGCTGTACCTGCTCCTTCTTTGAAATCTCCTTGCTTGCGTTAATGATTCTTGCTGAATATCCTTCCATGTTTGTTTCTCCTTTTCATTTTGTTTTACCGTTAAGGCGGTTGAGTTGTTATATGAATAAGCTTTTATTTTACTCCTTAGAGTAAGCTTTATTCCGGTTTCTTAAGCGGTTCCAGTTTAACCGCATCTGCGATGAACTGTGATAATGGCATTCCATAGCGTGTTTCCTGAATGTACATATCCACGATAGAAACGGCTTTGGATTCCTCTCCTAAATCCATATGTTTCTGAACGTACTTTAACGCTTTCTCCTTGTCGTCAGTTCCATAAGGAATGATGCATTCTGCATTGAAAGGCTCCGCTGTCTCTGTGTTCAGACATAATACGACTGCTCTTGTAGCTTCCACTGTTCTTGTTACCATGATTTCTTTCATTTTGATTCTCCTTTTCTTATTTGGAATTGTTATTTGTTACTATACTTATTATAACAAACATTTGTTCGAATGTCAAGCAAAACCCCAAAATATTAATGCTTTTAATTCGTATACCAACACCATGAAAACAAGCGTGAAACATATGCCGTAAAGTGGGTTATTTGATTTGCAAGTGCAGACCAGAAAGAAAAGCATAATGATAACAGTAATTATTACTAACATTCTAATTCCTCCTTAAACAATTCAATAAACTCTTTGTATTCCTCAAGTGTTAGTGTTTTATTACAAGTATTCGTTCTTCCTAAGTGCTTATACCAGTTTATCAATGTCCCTGATTGCATGTGAAGAATGTAATATTCATCTTCATTTAAGAAATAATGAAAACTATCAGTAAAACCATACCAACCGTTATCCCAAAGCTTATCATCTAAGACTAACCATTCTTTACCAAAAAGATGCGTAAATTCTTCTCTTGAAATTGCATATTGATCTAGTACTTCATTCCACTTTGCTTTCACGGCATTTCCTCCATTTCCATAAAACTTATAAACTCAGGTATTGTGCGCTTGATTGTGCCACTTTCAAATTTAATTACTACTGCTAATGCTGTATCTAAATGTGATTTGACGTATTTATACGCTGATAAGTAACTCCAGAATTCCCTATTACTTGTACCGAATGCTGTGCGTTTATCTGATACTAGCACTGTAACTTTCATTATTACCACTCCTTGTTCAATTCTTCATTGATGCTATCTAAAATTTCTTCAGCTTTTGCCTCATCTAAAAGATTCTTAATGTCAGAAGATGCGCAATACATAGTTAATACTATGTTATCATCTGTTTCAATTTCCATAGCTGAATCTAAACACTTTAAAGCTGTTTCTAAATACGCTTTTGACCACTGGTTCATTATCTCACCTCCTTTTCAAATTCTTGTTTTATTCTGCTTGCCATGAGCCATTCACCTGATAGTCTGTAGGTTATTTCGTCGTATGCTCCGTAAACACTTTTGTAAAGTTCTAATGCCTCCCATGCGTCGGATTCGATCTCTGCTAATTTAATTAACATTGCTTTCTTTGTCATTTCCTTATCCTCCTTATTTGTTTACCTCTCTTAACTGTCTTAATTATACCATGTTCAACTGGTAATTGCAACGAACGCGTGTTTGTTTAAACGTTTAAATTTGTAAACAATTTGTGAACACCATAATCCAAATGTAGGTGCTTTTCTTTGATTATTCACATTGCTCAGGCTGTGACTGGCACAGGTAAATTGGTGGCCACGTGAGCGGCACGCCAGTGTCGCGTCAGGCCGCGCGCCGTTTGAGCGCCCCGAGCGACGCAGGAGCGAGGCCG